ACGCAGGGAAATTTTAATGCCAGACCTAAACTTCCAATCCCTCCTCGACGCCATCCAGCGCCAAGAGAGCAGCGTAAACCGCGACGACCCAAGCGAGACCACAAAGCCGCTGCCACTGGTCAACCCGAAAAGCGGCGCACGCGGCCAGATGCAAGTGGTGCCCGGCGCTGCAATGAAGCCGGGCTATGCGGCACAGGGCGCGAGGGATGTGTTTGATATTGCTGAAGAAATGTTCGGCCAGAAGTTTGAGCGCAACGAGCAGACCGCGAAGGATCTCCTCGACATACCCGAGGTCAACCGCGCCTACGCCGAGACATACATGCGAGCCATGATCGAGCGCTTTGGTGGCGACATTGACAAGGCGGTGGGCGCATACAACGCCGGACCCGTTCGCATGCTCAACGCCGACGGCAAGTATTACAACTTGCCGCCGGAGACGCAAAACTACATTGGCAATGTGCGCCAGTATTACAATCAAGCGACCGGCGACAACTACGGCATCACAGTGTCACCGACGCCACGCATGCGCCCCGGCAGCGTAAGGCCGAAGGCGCGCCCCGGAGGGCTACTCAGCTAATGGATCTTCGCTACTACGTCCCACCTGAATTACGCGGCGCCTACGACATGGCGAGCACCGCCGGGAGCGGCATCAGCAGCTTGCTGAAATCTTTCCAGAGCGACCCAGTCGGCACGAATAAGGCGATAGGGCGCGGCATGATCGAGGGCGCAGTTGACGTCGCCACCGACCCAGTGGGCACGGTTAAAGACTTCGCCGGGACAGTTGGTCGAGGTTTTACATATACCGCCGCCGACAAGTTGTCAGATATGTTTGGCATTGAGCCGCGTGACGCGTCACCTGACCAGCTCCGGGCCGCCAATAAGGCTCTGGCGGAAGATCGCTTGGCAGCTATGGCTGTGGTTCCGGGTGTCGGTCCAGGCGCTAAGGCACTGACATCAGGCGCTAAAATGGCCAGTCGCTTAGAGGTTGATCCAAATTCGATGGGATCGCTGCTCGGGAATGTCCGGCTGCGTCCAGAGGCTGGTGAGACCGAAATTATGCGTGGCTCAGATTACTTCGAGCCTCCTCGGGCTGGCGGTGGTCGCGCTAAAGATCCGGCGCTGTTTACCCCGTTCTCGCAAAACGTAAAGCAGAAAACAGCTCCATATAATTGGGAAGTTGAGACGAGTTCTGTAGATGCAGGATACACCGCTCCCACACTAATTACGCCTTCAGAGATGCAAGGCACAGATATGTATTTTCTAGCCGGAGATCGCACGGCGGGCGGTCGGGAAGTAAAACGTGTCGGCCAGTTGCAATTGCAGCGCCCTGTGCGGCTAGAGGCTGGCGGGGAATACATGGACACAGATGATGTGTGGGCATCGCATTCTGGCGTTATGAAGCCAAAGCAAAACGTGTTCTCAAGCCCAGAAAATTTGGGCCGTGATATTCGCGTCGGATTTAGCCCAATGGGTGAGAGATCAGGTGACTTCGCAAAGCATCAGGGCCAGCTTTATTCTGAGATGTTATATTCTTCTGAGATGCCGAAGAAAACTGTTAAGCAAGTCAACTCAGAGCTAAAGTCTATTGTCGCAGACTTTAGGCAGAAATCTCTCAACAGGCAAAATAAGCAGCGAGAGAAAGATGGCCTCAAGCCACTCACTCGCGTAAATCTTTCAGACATACCGAGCGTGGACAGCCCGGAGTTTAGAGATTGGTTTGACACTCAATCCCCAGAGCAGGTCAGAAAGCCATTCCTCCAGCGAATGGATAAGGCTGACATGAAGGGGCTAAGCGGTTTGCCGGATGTGGGTGAAATGCGATTTGCCGCGACAAACCCAGATCTTGTGCAATCTCCCAGCTTCAGCTCAGGGTATCGTTTTGCCACTCCTGATATATCCAGAGGTCTTCTTGCTGCGGATCACCCCTCATACGATACTAAGCTATCGAAGAAGCCGGGCACAGGGTCTCAGACGTTTGGTGTAGATGTCCCGTGGACTATCTCAGCTCGCGACACTGCTCTGCCGAGACTGGCGCAAGCCGCTCTTGAGAAAGGCACATTTTATCCGGGCCAAAACATGCCGTTTTCTGGCAGATCCTACACGCTACCGTCAGATCAGCGCGTCTTTACGATGAACCCGAAAACGATGCAGGCAGGCGATCAGCAGTATGTTGACGAAGCATCCACATATATAGATCGCTTCAATCGTGGCGGAATAGAAGACGCAAAGAGATATGAGATGAACCTCATCGAAGCATATTTGAGGGGGCTCTAAAAATTGCGCTCTTGCTCAATTATATCTTCAATGATCTCCACCACGTTTTTCGGCAAATCGCCTTCGCGGTCTAAGAGCATAAAAGCCAGTGAGTATATGCCGGCGCGAAGCGGATCGGTCAGGTCTAATTCGCCATCTGTATTATTTTCAGCCATAGTGTTATTCTCCCAGTTGAAGCCTCAACAGTTAACACAGTGTTAAACAAAGCGCAAGAAGGGCCATAAGATGGACTATGAAGCAAACAAAATGGCCTCCGAGCTTGAGGCGATGTTAAACCCGGAAGTCATGGACGAAGTCGAGTTGCAGGGCATCGTCGGTCGCGAGATCGAGGACGCCATCGACTACATCGACAACTATGTCAGCCCCGACCGCGCCTTGGCGACGAAATACTACCGCGGCGAGCCCTTCGGCAACGAGGAAGAGGGCCGCAGCCAAGTCGTCAGCATGGACGTACGGGATACCGTACAGGCGATCATGCCGTCACTGATGCGCGTGTTCCACGGGTCCGACGAGAGCGTGTCATATATCCCGACTGGCCCCGAGGACGTCGAGAACGCGCAACAGGCGACAGACTACGCAAATTTCGTGATGAACCGCGACAACAACGGCTTCCTTGTGATGCACAGCGCGTTCAAGGACGCGCTGATCCGCAAGGTCGGCATCATTAAGTGTTTCTGGGAAGACAAGACCGACGTCGAGACTTTCCACATGACTGGCCTCGACGACGCAGCTCTGGCAGCAATTGCCGCCGACCCCGCCGCTGAAATCACCGTGCAGTCGTCTGAGACTGTCGGCGAGCCCCAGATCGACCCCATGACCGGCGAGTTTATCATGCCGCCCATGGTGCACGACGTCACAGTCGAATATGTGCGCCCAGACGGCCGCGTGCAGATCGAGGCAGTCCCGCCGGAAGAGTTCCTGATCTCTCGCGAGGCTAAGTCAATCTCCGAGGCGTCATACGTCGGCCACCGCCGCATCATCACAGTTTCCGAGCTGGTGTCGATGGGTTACGCCGAAGAAGATGTCGAAGGTCTGGCCTCAGCCCACGACGACATGAACATGAACGTCGAGCGCCGCACACGCAACCCGGCCCTGACTAACGAGATGAATGCGCGAAACGACGACGCGATGCGCAAGGTGGCTTACACAGAGAGCTACATCCGAGTGGACTATGACGGCGACGGTGTCGCTGAATTGCGCAAGATCTGCACCGCCGGCGACGGCAATAAAGTTCTGCGCAACGAGGCAATCGACATGGCGCCCTTCTGCTCGTTCTGCCCAGAGCCCGAGGCGCATGACTTCTTCGGACTTAGCGTTGCTGACGTGGTCATGGACATTCAGCGCATCAAGTCAAACGTCATGCGCAACACACTCGACAGCTTGGCGATGTCCATTCACCCGCGCATCGCTGTGACCGAGGGCATGGTCAACTTGGATGACGCAATGTCGACAGAAGTTGGCTCGATCATCCGCCAGCGTTCCGCCGGCCAGATCCAAGTCTTGTCTATGCCATTCGTCGGACAGCAGGCGTTCCCAGTCCTACAATACATGGACGAGGTCAAGGAGGCCCGTACAGGCGTTTCTAAGGCGTCAATGGGTTTAGATGCAGCAGCACTCCAGAGCAGCACTGCCGGCGCTGTAAACGCCACTGTGGCGGCCGCACAGCAGCACATAGAGCTGATCGCCCGGATCTTTGCTGAGACTGGCATGAAAGACCTGTTCAAGATCATCTTGAAGTTAATCACCACGCACCAAGACCAGCCGCGCATGGTTCGCCTGCGCAATAAGTTCGTGCAGATCGATCCGCGCGCTTGGGACGCGGCGATGGACGTCTCAGTGAACGTGGCTTTGGGCCGCGGCACTGACACCGAGCGCATGATGATGATGCGCCAAATTGGTGAGATGCAGAAAGAGGCTATGGCCACAATGGGTCAAGTCAACCCGCTGACCGATATCTCCAAGCTATCCAACACGCTCAAGTCTATGACCGAGCTGGCGGGCTTCAAGGACACGTCGCAGTTCTGGAACGATCCGGCCGACTTCCGTCCGCCGCCACCAGACAACAAGCCCGACATCAACGAGCAGCTCATCCAAGTGCAGATCCAGCAAATCCAAGCGGACATGCAGAAGAAGGCGGCAGAGTTGCAACTCAAGCGCGAGAACATGGTCATGGAAGACGACCGCAAGCGCGACGAGCTCGAGGCCGAGTTGTTCGTGAAGGCGGAGGAAATGCAGGCGAAGTATGGCACGCAGCTTAACGTCGAGAAGATCCGCTCAGAGCTGGCAATCAATCGCGAGATCATGCGCGGTCAGGTTGACGTGATTAAGGAGGCCGCGCGTGAAGAGTAAGCAGCAAATCATCGACGACGGCCGTCAGGCTGAGCGTCTTCTAGGTGACACCGATCTCAACCGCTTCATGGACGAGATCGAACAGAATTGTTGGGCGGAGTTTAAGTCGACTGCGCCCAGCGACAAGGACAGCCGGGAGGCTGTTTACATGCAACTGCGTGGCGTTGAAATGGTTCGCCAGACGCTGCGCGCAATGGTGGACAATGGGTCTATTGAGAAAAAGAGAAAATAGGCCTATAATAGGAGAGTAAGCTATGGCAGATAACAACACCCCGCAAGGGATTGGGTTGTCAGAAGCACAAAATGCAATCAGCGCCATGATGGCACCCTCGCAAGAGGACAATGCTCCAGAGGCTGATGCGCTACAGGTCGAAGACACAGAATATGTGGAAGAGGCCGAAATGTCGGATGACGCAGGCGAAGAGCAATCTTTTGACGCAGAGGCCGACGATCTTGAAGGCGAGGAAATCGAGGACGAGGACCAAGACCAATCTCAAGAAAGCGACATTCTGGCGGCTACGGTCGAAGTGGATGGCGAAGAGATCACGGTCGAGGAAGCACGAAACGGTTATCTGAGGCAGAGAGATTACACCCGCAAGACGCAGGCGCTGGCTGAAAAGACGAAGGAAGTCTCCGCAGTTCAGTCTGAGTTGGACCGGGAACGTGCACAATATGCTGAGCTGTTACCGCAAATTGCGCAACAGATACAGCAATCGGTAGAGGCCGAGCCAGACTGGGATACCCTGTATGACACAGACCCCGCTTTGGCCGCGAAGGCTGAACGTCAGTGGCGGAAACAGTTAGAGCAGAAGCAAATGCAGATGCAGGCTGTGACGCAAGAGCAGGCGCGATTGAACGAGTTGCAACAACAAAGAATGCAACAAGCGAAGGCGCAATTTGTGGAGCAGCAACGGGAAATTCTCCCCGACCTAATCCCCGAATGGAGAGACGGGAAAGTGGCGGCGGAAGAAGCTGGCCAAATTCGCGAATTTCTTCTGACATCCGGCTTTGCGGAGCAGGACATTGACGAAATGAACAGCGCGATGGTCGTTAAAATGGCCAGACTGGCAATGCTGCAGGCGCGTGGAGCAACTCGAGCTGACAAGGCAAAGGCCAAGCCTAAACCAGCGAAGAGCGGCAAGACGCTACGGGCAGGGTCACGCGGCACGCAACCGAAACCGAAGAGTGGTGCACGACAAGCGCAACAGCGCGTACAGCAAACCGGCCGCGTGCGTGACGCAGCGGCTGCCATCAAAGCCTTATTGTAGGAGAATACACAATGGCTATCGTAGGTAACACCTTCACATCGTTCGACGCGAAAGGTATTCGCGAAGAATTATCCAACATAATCAGCAACATAAGCCCAGAGGACGTGCCTCTGCAATCCAACATCGGCTCCGAAAATGTGTCCAACACATACTTTGAGTGGCAAACTGATGAGCTCGCAAGCGCTCAGAACGTGCCAGTCATTGACGGCGACGACGTTTCTTCTTTTGATTCAACAGCTTCCACCTCTCGCGTCGGCAACTACACGCAAATCGCGCGCCGCACAATGATCGTGGCTGACAACTTGAACGCTCAAGATTTGGCCGGCCGCAACGACGAAGTGAGCTACCAGCTCGCAAAGCGTGGCTCCGAGCTGAAGCGCGACGTCGAGTTGGTTTTGACTGCGAACGCAGCCAAAGTTGCTGGCAACTCCAGCACAGCCCGCGTCACTGCCGGTCTCGGCGCATGGATCGCGACCAACACCAGCAAAGCTGGTGACGGCACAGACCCAACCGCAGTAGACGGTTCCGACGCCCGCGGCGACGGCACGCAGCGCGACTTGACCGAAGCAATGGTCAAGGACGTAATGCAGAAGGCGTTCACCGAAGGAGGTCAGCCATCTGTGCTGATGGTCGGCCCTTACAACAAGACTGTTGTATCTGGCTTCGCCGGTATCGCCGCACAGCGCTACCAAGCACCGTCAGATGGCCCAACAACCATCATCGGCGCCGCTGACGTGTATCTATCTGATTTTGGTACACTTTCTGTGGTTCCAAACCGCTTCCAGCGTGAGCGTGACGCATTCTTGCTCGATCCAGAGTACGCGTCCGTCTGCTACCTGCGCCCGATCCAAGCGGTAGATCTTGCCCGCACTGGCGACGCCGAGAAAAAAATGCTTCTCTGCGAAATGGGACTAAAAATATCCCAACAAAAGGCTCACGGCGGCGTTTTCGATCTCAACGTAAGCTAAAATTGGTGGGGCGGCTTCGGTCGCCCCAACTACTTTTGGAGTGGGCAATGAAAAGACTTTTTAGCGAAGACAAACTGACCGGGATCAAGAAGTTCTGGCATGTAACCGACAAGGGCGAATATGTGCTCGAGACAGTCCAGCAGATGGACGCTATTCTAGATCAGAACAAACGCGAATTTAACAGCGCGGACGAGCGGTGGGGCGAGAAATTAAACAAGGTGGCAACTCTGCCACTTTCGGTGTATTATCAGCTCAAGCGTGAGGGCATCGCAGATGACCCTAAGCGACTGGCGAAATGGATGAACGACCCAGACAACAGGGCGTTCAGAACGAGAGGCGGTAGACTGTGAGCATTACCACTTATGGGGAGCTGAAGTCAGCAATTGGCGACTTCCTGAACCGCGATGATCTGACCGCAGTTATTCCGACTTTTATCTCTTTGGGTGAGGCGCGCATTGCTCGCGACTTGAACCATTGGAAGCAGGAAAAGCGCGTCACCACAGACATCGACGAGCGGTACGAGGATCTGCCGACTGACTGGATTAGCATCATTCAAGTGCAGCACACAGACGGCGGCGTCATTTCATCTTCCTCGTCGTCCGAGATGGCGAGCAAGCGCGCTCAGAGCAGCACTGCGGCAAAGCCTCGCTACTGGCGCCTGACTGCAAACGAGATGGAGTTCTATCCGATCCCAGACGCGACATACAACATCACCATGCTGTATCGTGCACGCATCCCAGCCCTGACCGACGCAGACCCGTCAAATTGGCTGCTGACATATTCACCAGACGTCATCCTATACGCCGCCCTGATGCAGTCCGCGCCATACCTCGCCGACGACGCTCGCGTGGCCGTGTGGGGAAGCATGTACCAGTCCGGCGTCGAGGCTCTTAATAATGAAAGCGACCAAGCTCAGGTCTCTGGCCCGCTCAGCATGAGGATCCCACGCTAATGACAGACAATACTTGGACCCAGCGCGCTGGCATGACCAGCGACACGGACACTGACAATCTGGAAACATACGCCGAGCAGGCCGAAGCATCAAAAGTTGCCGCTGCTGCATCCGAGACGGCAGCCGCCGGCAGCGCGTCCAGCGCGTCCACCAGCGCGGCGACAGCGACCACCAAGGCCGCCGAAAGCGCGTCGTCTGCCACACAATCCGCGTCCAGCGCCACTGCGTCCGCAGCTTCAGCCACACAATCCGCGTCTTCGGCCACCGCGTCCGCTAATTCAGCCACTACCGCGGGAGCCGCGCAAACCGCAGCCGAAACCGCGAAGACTGGGGCTGAGACTGCTCAAACCGCAGCAGAGACAGCCCAGACAGCGGCTGAGACTGCCGAGACCAACGCCGCCACCAGCGAAGCAGCTGCACTGGCCTCAAAGAACGCCGCGGCTACTAGCGCTACTAACAGCTCTACTAGCGCCACCAATAGCGCGAACAGCGCCACAGCTAGTGAAACTTCTCGCGTAGCCAGTGTTGCTGCACAGGCTGCTGCTGAAACCGCTGAGACCAACGCTGAAACTGCTGAGACTAATGCTGCTGCTAGTGCATCTGCTGCATCTACAAGCGCATCCAATGCTTCGACAAGCGAGACTAATGCTGCAACATCGGCTTCCACAGCGACAACTCAGGCTGGCATTGCGACAGCAAAGGCTGGCGAGGCGGCTACATCGGCCACGGCTAGTGCAAACTCCGCCACGGCATCTGAGGCCGCAAAGGATGCAGCACTTGCTGCTCTTGATAGCTTTGATGATCGTTATCTAGGAGCCAAGGCTTCTGATCCCACACTAGACAACGATGGCAATGCTTTAGTTTCTGGAGCTTTATACTTTAATACAACAGACGATGTGATGAAGGTCTATGAGGGTAGTCAGTGGGTTGCTGCTTATGCTTCTCTTTCGGGCGCGCTCTTGGTTAACAACAACCTTTCGGACGTTGCTGACGCTGCTGGCTCAAGGGCAAACCTTGGGCTTGGCACAGCAGCCACTACAGCTTCGACTGACTATGCTACAGCGGCCCAAGGCGCACTCGCTGCCTCAGCTACACAGCCGGGTGACTTAGCTACAGTAGCGACATCTGGCGCTTACAGTGATCTGTCTGGTACTCCAACTCTTGGAACAGCAGCCGCCGCCGCAGCCGCAGACTTTGTTGCCGTCACTGGCGATACGATGACTGGTGACTTAACGGTTCCTAATGTGGTCGTATCTGGAAACGTAGATGGCCGTGATGTATCAGCAGATGGCACTAAGCTAGATGGCATTGAAGCTGGTGCAGACGTAACTGATACAGCTAATGTAACGGCTGCTGGCGCTGCAATGGAAACAGGTGCATCCTTTACTGGCGATGTAACCTTCGGTGACAACGACAAAGCCATCTTCGGCGC